TGTCTTTGCCTTTCTAGTCGTTAATGTTAATTAATGGATAATATAAAGCTATTACAGCGATTAAACTGCTAATCATTAGCAATGTAAAATATAGACCAACATAGCCAATAGTCATTAAGTAGAAACTAATTGGTAATATTAGTATAAATTGAAACAATGCTATTAATAAGAATGTTTGATATTTCATTGTACTTCCTTTGCTAGTTATTAATATATATAATGATATAGAAATAATTTCTATATACAAGCAAAAAGAAACAAATAAAAACAATGACTTAGCAAATTAATTTCAGCAGTAGTTATTTATTATAGTAAAAATATTATTGATTGTAATAGCAATATAGTTTATTGATTGCATATAAAAGAGGGATAGTATTTACGTTTCAATTCACATTGAGTTAAGACAATCTTGCACGGCAAATTAAAAAACATGAACCAAGCAATAATAAAAAGTATATACAACGCAAAAAGGTAAGGCATGGGGGGGGTAAATAATAAGGTATACCACCCAGCACGACCAGCACGCATTTATATATGTTAATAGGTAGTTCTACACACACATGATAAGCAAAGCAAAACAAGAGCACATCATATCATCCATTACAGACGGGCACAGCTTGGTAAAGGCTTGTCAAGATGCAAAGGTTAGTCGTGCTACGTTATATCGCTATATGAGCAAAGATACAGAACTAGACACCAGTGTTAAGACTGCACAACGTCAGGCTGCTGAGAAAGCACTTGAGGAGCTAGAGGATATGTATGGTGATGCGTTGCATGGGCGAAAGAACTATGACCCTAATTTATTGAGGGATTATGGGCATCATGTGAGATGGAAGGTGCAGAAGGTATTGCCAGACAGGTTTGGTGAAGCTAAGAATAGAACAGGCGTTGAGATTAGTGATGGTTCATTGAAGATAGTTTGGGAGACTGGTACAGAGGATGCAAGTTAAGATACCCTATAAGCCTAGAGACTTACAGGCTGAAATGCACAATAAGTTGAAAAGATGGAATGTGCTTGTGATGCACAGACGATTTGGTAAGACTGTGTTTGCTGTCAATCATATGATAAAGCACGTTTTGACTTGTCCTTTACCAAGACCAAGAGTTGCTTTGGTGGCTCCTACGTTTACGCAAGCTAAGAGGATTAGTTGGGATTATGTAAAGTATTATGCTGGAGTTATACCAGGCGTAACGTTTAACGAAACTGAGTTAAGGGCAGACTTTCCTAATAATGGTAGGATTATGTTATTGTCAGGTGAGAATCCAGATGCGTTGAGAGGTATATACTTAGATTTGTGTGTGTTTGACGAGTATGGGATGCAGAACCCTAGAGTATGGGGGGAGGTTGTAAGACCAGCACTATCGGATAGAGAGGGTAGTGCCATCTTTTTAGGTACACCAGCAGGGCATAATCATTTTTTTGATATATTGCAACAAGCTAAAGAACAGGGTGAAGAAGGTTCTGATCAGTGGTATTGGAAAATTGCAAAAGCTAGTGAGACAAAACTTGTAAAAGACACAGAGTTAGAGGCTGCACAAGTGCAAATGACACCAGAGCAGTATGAGCAAGAGTATGAGTGTTCGTTTACGGCTGCGATTATTGGTGCGTATTATGGTAAGTTGCTTGCTGACTTAGATGACAATGGAAAGATTACGAGAGTGCCATACGATCCTGCACTGCCAGTACATACGGCTTGGGATTTAGGTATTAATGATAGTACGGCTATTTGGTTTGCACAGGTTTACAGAGGGGGTGCTGTTAATGTTATTGATTATTATGAGAATAGTGGCGTTGGTTTGGACCATTACGCTGAAGTATTGCGAAAGAAAGATTATCACTGGGGAGATCATCTTGCTCCACATGATATTGAGGTTCGAGAACTGGGTAGTGGGAAATCGAGATTAGAGACTGCCTTTAGTTTGGGTATACGTTTTAGGGTTATACCGAAGATGAAAGTTGCTGATGGTATCAATGCTGCAAGGATGATGATACCTAAATGTTACTTTGATAGGGATAAATGTGCTGAAGGTCTAGAGATGTTACGGCAATATAGGCAGGAATGGGATGAAAGAAAAAGGATATTTAGAGATCAGCCACGCCATGACTTTACGAGTCACAGTGCTGATGCGTTTAGGTATTTAGCTATTGGGTTGGAGAATCGTACTGTAATGAGTAAACCACCACAGTCTGTGGCAGTGAATGAGTACAATCCGTTTACGCTATGATGTATGGTCAAGACTATGAAGATGCTTTAGAAATGGTGCAGTATAGTGAGCATCACAGAAATTGGGATGTTGGTATGATACAAAAATATATTGAAAAACCTTTATCAATTAGACAGTATAAAATTATGAAGAACGATTTACATGAGCCGTTAGTTTTTGCTACATGGGGATTCCCTACAAATGAACAGGTAGATGAGTATGTGGAAACAAAACATTTTCCTGTAAATGGATATAAAGGTGGTGGCAGTGATGTTTGGTTAGTAGACTTTATTGCAAAAAAAGGTTATACAAGAATGGGATTCCTTGTTTTAAAAAGGATGCTTATGCGTAGTGGTTTTAAAAAAGCCTTTTGGTTTAGACCTGAAACTGAAAAGTTAGGGTGGCATATTGTGAAAGGAAAGTAACATGGGTGGTGGTCCTAGTGGTGGTGGAGATTCAGCAGGAAACTCTATGACTAACAAAGATGTAGCTAAAGCAAAAGCTAACAAACAAAGGAAAGAAATGGCAAAATCAGGTGTGCAAGATCCACTTGATTTCACAAGACTTACAGAAAATTTGCAAGCACAAAAATTAGAACGAGAAGCAGAAGCTGCGTCAATTACTGGCAATAAATTAATGGATGCTGCAATACCAGGTGCAGGTACTTTATCATTAGTTACACAATTTTCAAAAGCACAACAAGCTAAAGAGTTAAGGCGTGGTGGTGAAATGATTACTGACGATAAAGGAGATTATCAAGGTGTTGTTGGTAAAAACTTTTTAGGTGCAAGGGTTTACAGTGGTAATCCAGACTTTGATCCTATAGGTGACGGCAATAAAGGTAGTGATGACAACACGCCAACACAACCACCTAAAAAAGCAGATCTGACGCCTGAAAAAACCCCAGAAGTTACGCCTGAAATAATACCTAATGACGAGCCTATAACAACAAGATACGCTAGAAAAAGAACAAGGCGTGTTGGGCAAGCTGGTACTATTATGGAAGGTTATGGAGTATTAACAAGACCTGCTTCTAAAAGAGCAGTAACGTAGGAGATTATAATGTCATTTTTAAAACCAAAAGTATATGTTCCACCACCACCACCAGTTCCAGAAGAACCTGAAAAAGCTGATTACGAAAAGGCTGCTGCATTGGCTGGAGAAGCTGAAGCACAAGAAAGAAAAAAACGCAGAGGTCGTGGCAGTACGATTGTTGCTGGTGCATTAGGCGATACAACAGACACTACAGGTGGCACACCAACTTTGTTAGGATAGAATTATGATGAATGTCAAAGATATAGTTGCTAGATTTCAACACGTTGAAGGTCAGAGAGATAACTGGAATAATCATTACCAAGAGTTAGCTGACTATATGTTGCCAAGAAAAGCAGACATAGTTAAGAAAAGAAGTCGTGGTGAAAAGAGAATGGAACTTATCTTTGATGGTACGGCTCTGCAATCAGTAGATTTATTATCATCTAGTTTGCATGGTATGCTTACATCAGGTGCAAGTGCTTGGTTTCATTTAACTATGAAAAATGAAGAACTGGGCAGGGATGAAGAAGTACAAAGATGGTTAGAAGATAGTTCGCAAAGAATGATGCGTGCTTTTACTATGTCTAACTTTGAAACAGAAGTCCATGAAATGTATGTTGACCTTGTTGTATTTGGTACTGGGTGTATGTTTGTTGAAATGGATGACAAGACATTACGATTTAGCACAAGGCATATATCAGAGTTTTATGTAACAGAGGATCAGTATGGTATTGTTGATACAGTGTTTAGAAAGTATGAACTTCCTGCAAGGCAAGCTGTGCAAAGATTTGGCGTTGATAATGTAGGTCCATTTATAAGAAAGACATTTGAAAAGAAGCCTGATGAAAATGTAGAGATACTTCATGTTGTGATGCCTAGAAAAGAAAGAGATCCAACGAAACAAGATAATAAGAATATGCCATTTGCATC